TAAATTAAACTCAGGACTTTTATCTGTAGCTTAAATATTATAAGATCTTTGCACCGGGGTCTCCTTTTGTGTGTTGTTACTTAATTGGAAAACCCCGGCCTTAAATTATTCTCCGAAAAACTCACAGATAAAATAGAGAAAAAAACCAATCATCCCTATGTGAACAAAGGTAGTCACAGCAATTTCAAACATTATGCTACCTGGTAATCGTGATATAAGTCTTTTTTCCATGGAGTAGGAATAGACTTCCATTCATTTTTTGAATGATAAAATACTCGTATTTTTGGTCGATTATTTCTGGCAATTTTTTCAACTAATACTTTTTGAAGACAATTACCAACACTTCTTAAATAATATTCACCAACTACCGGCTGGTCGACAATGTATTTTTTAACACCATGTCCAAAATCAATAAACCATAGATCTCCATTTGGTTTCTTTTTGATATTTTTATCTGTTGTAAACATTCAAGTCTCCTTTTGTGTGTTGTTGATTTTAATGTACTGATTTCTCTTTATGTTACAAGAAAAGAATGCACAATTTTACACAATGGCTGTCAGAATTGTTGTTTATGTGGTGTAACACCTTGTTACCAAGGAGGTGTTAGTGTTGATTTTGAGGAAAAATGGCGATAAATGTGCTATTTTGTGCAACACCAAGTTACAAGAAATTCCCTTATTTCTCGGTGCTTTTTACCTCTTGTAACATCATGGGTAAAAATTTTTTGCACAATTTTTGCACAGTTAGGGGGTTAAAGTGTTCGTCTAATATGATTAGGGAAACGACCTTCTTCTTTGAATGTTCTATAAGCTGACATCCAATCTTTCTTGTACTCATTCTGACAAAATTCTTTTATTGCCTTTTCAGCCGATGGCTCCATACAGAAAAGATTTTTCATTGTTTCAAGTATTCTTCTCATTGTAAATTCCTTTCTGCAAAAATTATAGCAAACAGAAGTGGGAATTTTCGTATGTTAGTTTTCGTTACCTGGTATGCTGGTGCTGACGAGAAGAATTGAACTTCCGACTTCTATCTTACCAAGATAGCACTCTACCACTGAGTTACGTCAGCATTAAAGTTTCTTTATAGCATCTACCTTACGAGTATCAACTACCTTGGCATAGCGTAGAGCCATCTTTTCAGAAGACCATCCCCCCAGGCTCATGAGAGTTGATATATCCGAGTTCTTTAATACTCGTGTTGCAAACGTATGACGAAATTTATGAGGATGAGTTTTTATTCATGATCGAGCTTCCATTGTCTTCCAGGCACTTCTAATTCCAAAACGAGTTGTATAGTGAAAGACTTTACCTTGACCTGGTTTCCCTAATTCTTTTTTTAACTTCGGATGGATGTAAATGTATTTATATTTTTTTGTCTTAGACATATACACCGATATTAATTTTTCTTCGTAATCTATATCAGACCACTGAAGATTGATTGCCTCTGATATACGACAACCCGTATAATATAAAAAACAAACCAGTGGTCGCAGTTTCCCAGCATGACGCAATAACAAATCAAACTCTGTATTATTATGCCAGGTTATTTTTGTTTCTTCTGTTTTATACTTTTCTAATTTAATCGGCTGACTATTCATCTTTTTCATTTGCACATTGACCAATGCCTGGATCACGACAATCACCCTATTGATAGAACTATTTTTTATTCCTGGAGTTAAACAACTTTTAATATGATGAGAAAAATCTGGTCGGATTTCATTCACTAAGACATGGCCGAACTTATCCGTTACCTTAAAGATTTGATTTATGTGGTGGATATGCAGACTCTTGGAGTCAATATAATCTTCTGAAGCTTCTCTTAAAGTTGGCCAGTGTTTCTTTTTACCAGCCAACTTATCATAATATAAATTCTCTAATTGCTTTAAGACTTGCTCAGCTTCTTTTTTGCTCTCTGTACCTGAGGATTGGCGAATGATATTTCCGTTAATGGTTCCGGAGATCTGCCAGCAGACGCTATCCTTGCGTTTCTTGAGTTTGAGCATTCTATTATCTTTTTTATATGATTTGCTGTAAATCTCAAGTGGACAGGAACTCGGTGATAAAACTCCTCTTCAGGATGTTTTGCTTCCAAGTCATTAATTAGCTTATAAATAGTCTTACGATGTACTTTTAAATGGTTCGCAACATCTTGGATGGTGTAATACTGTTCTATTTGTTCCATTATGAGTATAACCTCCCTCCAGCTACTGCCACTTTATTCAAGGACATCTGAGCCGTTATAGTCATCTCAATAGCCTTTAATGAAATATAAAGTTCATTAGCTTCACCCTTACATTTCTTAAATTCTTTGAGAGCATTTTGATAAGCTTCCGAGGATAAGGCGTACTTTTCAGAAGCAGTCGCAGATTTACCTTGCTCCATAAAACCTACTTCTTCTTGCGACCTGATAGATTTTAAGTTTTGTTCCCAAAACCTAGCTTCAGCATCCTTAAAAGCCCATTTTTGACCATCCTGGCTGTACTTTTCTATTTGCTTGTTAATATCAGCACCAATTCTTAACAGATTTTCATTCTGCATCTTTGATCCCCAATCTTTTCATTGTGACACTAAAAAGTTTTTTAGCTTCATCAAAAGGATCACCATTGTAACAATTCTCCCAGAACCAATCTTCAGATCGATTAGGTTGATGAAGAAGTGTATGGCAATCATGACATAAGGGTACAGTAAATTCATCTGAAACCCTGGAACCTATAGACTTCAAGTGTCCTGGTTTACGTTTACGGATATGATGAGCCTCAACTCCCATATCACTGCCACATACTATGCAAGGATGTTGCCTTACAAATCCTAAATGTACTGCTGACCGAAATTTGGTCTTAGCCATTGTTGGGATATACAGGGTTCCCGTATTGATCGTATTCCACATCTTGACCTCCATAATTGTTACCGGCTACGTTAGGCACTGCTTGACCCAAAGGTTTAAACCCCTGGTTATTTCTCTGATTATAATTATTACCCTGGTTATAGTTTTGATTACCCTGGTTATAATTATTATTTTCCTTTTTGGGTGGCTCTGGATTTTGAGCAAAGAAATTTCCAAGGATATTTTTTAATTGGTCATCTCTTACATTCACAGTAAATGTTTGCCCAGGGTTTAATCTAACATTCTGATTAAACTTACCAGACATATAAAAACCATGTGGGCCAGATTTAAACCAGACTGCTCCGGCATCTACATTTTGGTTATTAACATCATCTTTAATTTTAATTCCAAGATGAGGTCTTAGGTTTTTCTTCTGTTCGTTATTATTATACATTCGACTTTCTCCTTTTGTGTGTTGTTGCCTTATAGTTAGCTTTTTCTTTGTTAAATTGTGGACAAAGACCTGACTTGCCCACATCGCAATACAAAGCACATCTCATAGACTTACCAGCACGAACCCATCGTTCTTCTTCAGAACATAAAGGCTCAGTCGCACCATCAAGGTGTTGACCATAGTCTAGCTCTTGGTGAGCTGAAACTTTGTACTGGAGATGTTGCTCTATTTGCTCAAGTGATAATTCTGGTACTTTACGCTCAAAAAACTCAGCACTAGGAAAGTTATTTATTTCCATCGACTTACGCTGTGTCCAATGTCGACAATAAACTAATAAAGATAAATCATGAACATTGTATCCATTTTGAGTAAACGCATACTTATACGCTTGTAGTTGCCAGAAGTATTTGTGTTTCGGAAGTACACCGGTTTTTTCAAATCGATTAAATTCTTTAAGAACTGTTTCCATTTGAAATGCACTAGTCGACTTCCAGTCTCTGATGATAATATCTTTATCAGTCATGTTAGGATTATTAACATTAAGATATTCCACCAGGTCGGCTCTGCCAGATATTGTCCAATCACCCATAGAACCTTTGACTTTAAAAAATGTCTCTACTTCTCTTTTAAATCTTCCTGTCTCTAACAAGAAGGGTAAAAAGAAATTTTCAAAGGCTCGGCCTATGGTAATGGGAATAACCTCTTGAGTGGTTTTCACTACTTCAACATCTCGAAGTAAGTTTTTCTTTTTATAAACCAGAGGTTCATGATCCAGCAGATCCGATAAATTAATATCTGAAGTTATAGTTTGTTTTGCTTTACGATCCAGATATTCTTTGTTTTCCTTCTCATCAACTTTCATCATCATGAAGTTAACAAGGTCGGACATCTCTTGACTCGGTACTAATTTAGTTTTCACTATTAGAACCTCCAAAGACAATCGATCTCTCTACTTTGCTGAGAATGTCTCTGTCATCAAGAATAGCTTTAAGAAGAACATGAATTCTTCTTAATAGAGTATTGGTATATTTTTGTGAGATTACTAACTCAGTTAGTTTTTCATCTATACCTGATGTTTCTTCTTTTGACATCAAATCTCCTTTTATGTGTTGTTAAGGAGAGATTAAGAATTATGTTTTATGATGCAAGAATAATTTCCTTAAAAAAACATTTTTTCACGAAAAGAAACAGTAGGTTACACCAGGTAACAGATTTATGATTTTTTTTGGGTATAAATTTGATCGTGTAAATTATTAACTCGACTAGACTCAAAGTAATTTGGAGCAAATATAGCTTCAATTACAAACCACTTTTGAACGTATTTTTTATCAATTTTTTTCATTGTTTTAGTAACTTCATCTAAACAATTAATTTGATTTTTTTCGATGTCAAACTTAGCATTACAAAAAACATAAACACTATTTTTTGAGGGAAGCTTATATTTTACAAGAGAGTAAATGTACTGATTACTTAATTTCTCTGGATTTTTTATAAAATCATTTAGTGGATCAAATAAACATTGGTAGTCATAAATTGGGTCATGTTTCACTAAAATAGCATGATATCCTCGCCAAATATTAGACCTTAATACTTCTAAAGGGTCAGACAATCTAGGTTTATGAATAATCCCTAACTCATCAGATACTCCAATAACCTTCACTTTAGTTGTAGAGTCAAACTTTCTTCCTTTTAAACTGTTTCTTGCTGAATGATATATGTCCACATTAAAATATCTTAATAATTTATTTAAAGACTCTACCGATATGTCGCTTTGAGTATGAATAAATTTTGATACTACCGAAGGTGATAAACCAACCTTTTTACAGATTTGGTTCCATGAATTTCTAGAGTCATGCTGTTTTGAAACCAAAACTTCAATTAATTTTTTCTTGCCTTTCATTTTAACCTCCTCAGATCAAAAATTTTTTACTCCCATAAGTTACACTATTTCCTAAAAGAAGTATCTATTTCTTTTAAGAAAATTATCCACATTGAAAGTTCATATTTTTTGAGAATAGTTAAGACATGGTGGTATTAGATTTGACCCTTCCTTTTAATTCCTCCCTGTACCACCATGGTTTTTGGGGAGTTGAATTGTGTTAGATGTATCAGGTTCCGATGGAAAGATACCTCTTACTAAGTCTCAACTCAAACTATATCAACTACTCCGTAAAAGCTTAGAGCAAGGATACTCCCCAACTTACGAGGAATTGGCTCAACTCTATGGATGTGTCAAAAGTAACATCTGTATATTATTGCAAAAAATCAGAGCCAAGGGATGGGTCAGTTATGTTAGTGCTTCAAAAGGGGGGATCAAACTTTTATGAGCAACATGGAATTACCTTGGTACAAAGAATATGCTACCAATGAAATAGCCCAGCTAATCGACTTGAACGAGGTCGAGATGGGTGTCTACTACAAGCTAAAGCTAGTCTACTGGAGTTCCAGGGATGTCGGCATCTCTATCGATATGCTAGACAGACTATCGAATGAAGACAACAACCTAGTCTATAAGTATATCATAGAGAGGTTCTTTACCCAGGTTGATGGTGCATACCACCATAAAGGTCTCCTGGAGCAGATTGAGAAGTATAAAGAGAACTCATTAAAGCAAAAGATCAAGCTTACTGAGAAGTCACCTTTAGGTGACCTCAAGGCTACCTCTAGCCATCTTCTCTCTTCTTCTTCTTCTTCCTCTTCTTCTTCATCTAATATTATAAATATTAAAAAGGTAAAGTCAGAGAACTTCGATAAGTTCTGGACTCAGGTTAAACGCAAGGTGAGTAAGGGCCAATGCCAAAAGGCCTATAACAAACTCCCTGAAGAGTGGAGTACACAACCAGATAAACTTGCAGAGTTATATAATGCTCACTATGACCTGGCTACTGATAAGCAGTACACCAAACACCCGGCAACCTGGTTAAATGCTGAGTCTTACCTGGATGTCATCAACAAAGCAGTAAACGATGACCTTACTGAAGACCAACAAGATGAAAGAGATAAGAGCGACTGGGAATTTGCCAAAAGAATGGGTAGATGGTTACCAGCTTTTAGTGCAGAGAAAGTAAGAAGATGTGAGGAAAAGTATGGGAAAATCAATTCCTAAACCTTACAGTATGAGTAGGTTCTATTGGACTTTACCGGAAGCTAGAGTGGAGTCTATCCTCAAAAAATTTCCTGATGGTTATACAAGACCAGACTTAGCAAACATAGATCGTAATTTCTATATGTTTTCTGATCTCATTAATTATCAACTTTCTTTTGTAAAGCTTGGTATGCGATTTGGTATTGATAGCTCTACAGCCCAGGAAATCATCTATCAAATGTATGACATGAGTTCTTCCGATAATGAGAAGACCAGGGATCAAATTTGGTATGAACGAACCAAACTTAGCTACATGAAATCTGTGACGGAGAATTACAAATGAACAGATATGAAATCAAAGAACCAATATGGAAAACAAGAAGTGTTGGTATAGCAGAACATCGACTCAAAAAAGATTTATTGGTTGATATTGTCTATCGCAATAAAGATGGCCAAAGAGTTTATCCTGATACATACATTGTGAGAGAAGGATCAACTCTTAATTATCCATCACAAAACATCAAAGGTAACAAAGTTTATTGGATACCGATTAGTGAGTTAGAAGTTTATGACCAAATCAAAAGCTAAGATTTCAGACTTTGGTGGCCAGGATATAATTAAGGGTGAGAATGGTAAACTTTATCGATTACCTGATTACCAGGAAATTGAATATGTTGAACAAGCTAAAGACCCAAAAAGATTAGAATTAAAATACAAAGATCTTTTACATTGGTATTTCAAACAAGGAGCTTTATATCCTAAAGACAAAGAACTGAATGAAACTTTGTATGCTGTTGGATATCGATACCAGGATTTATATCATCGTGCTGGTTATGTTCAAAAAACAACAGCCGTTTTAATGAAAGATCATATCCAGGCAGATATTGAAGAAACATTAAATACTACCGGTGATTGTCAAACTGCTATCCTGAAAGCGAATAGAGAACTCAAGAGCTACGCTCCAATCATTATCCAGGTATTAATAGATAATCAACCAGCTAGAAAACACATTACCAAGTTCAGAGAAGGACTCCAGGTATTGGCCGATCATTGGGGTTATGCTTAAAGAAACGCTTCAATACTTAGTTAAAGTAAACAAAAGTAAAACAGAGCAATTATCTATACCAACTTTCTTGGTGAAACAACTGCAAGAACAATTATATCAAATTGAGTATCAGCAGTGGTTAAGAGATATCAAAAAGATAAAAAAAGTCTGAAAAATAATCACTGTTCACATGACGTTCATAAATATTTGAGTGTCTATATGGTATTATCATTACATAGTCGAGAATTGTGACTAGAGGATGGGTATAAGGATTAAAAATGTATATACCTGAAACTCAACTTTATGTCGAAATCATCAGCCAGGCAATGCGTGATGCTCTGGGATTATCCGGTGATCCTCAATATAATCAATTTGTAAAATCTCAAGCCCGGGCATGGTTCGATGTTAGTGATCCAGATTTCATTTATATATGTCATCTCATGGGCATGGAGCCTAAAAGCGTAATCAAGACCTTACAGAAGTTCAGCAAAGAAAAAAAAAACTTCGTGAGGAATTTCAAAATAGACCGGAAGAATTAAATAGGATGATGTGTTATGAAATCAGACAAATCTCAGAATACAAGTCGTTTCATAATATTTGAAGAGAAAGATGGCACATTCAGTGTTGTCATCCGGGTTAATCCTTTTCTCACTAAAAAACAAGCGAAAGAATTTATAGATATTATTGCATACGAAAATGGCTACGAAACAGAAGAACTCATCGATACAGGAGAAAAAAGAACTCTCCACTAAAAAGGGTAGACCAAGCAAGTATTCGACTACATTAATTAAAGAAGTTTTAGATGACATCCGAGATGGTCAATCGGTACTCAAGGCTCTTCAGGCCCGGAGACTAGCTTATTCCACTTTCTCCACATACTTAGAGAAAGACAAAGACATCAAACAGCAGTATCTCAATGCTAGAGAGTGTGGTGCAGAACATGGAGTCCAGAAGCTAGATGACAAGTTCGATGATTACTTTGACCGACTAGCCAAAGGTGAGAAGGTGTCCTTACAAGAAGTGAAGTTACTAGAGATATATACTAAGCATATTCATCACATGGCCGGGAAAGTGTCTCCATTATATGGAACAGACAAAGACAGACAGAGAATGGCTATACAGACTACATCAGGAGAGAAGATAGTATTTGAATGGGGAAGTTAAATGTATGAGAATATAAAACAAATAATAATTAAATTGTGGGAAATAGTAGAGAATATAGTAGAATTTATCATAAGAGTCTTAGGTTCAATCTGGAGATTAGTATTGAAAATCCTAGGTTATTTGAGAGTGGTAACATCGAAGCTCTATTCTGGCATCAAATCTATATATAGTAGGTATTTTTAGTTCTCATAATGGTTATTATGCAACAAATAAAAAGCCTTATTTTTAGCCATTTTTATAGGTAATAATTTATTACAACCAAAGCAATACTATATGTTGATTACCCCCACCTGGCCCTGTGACCAGACCTGGTAACCCCTTTATACACAAGCACCATTTTTCAATGAGATTTTCACCCTATCAGGTTTTTAATTGGAGTAGGGAGGAACAAATGAAGTATCGAAAGTGCATTGTTTGTCAGAAATGGGGGTCTTTTGGTGTTCCTGTTCAATATGGGAACTATGAATTTTACTGTGGAGAACATTATTTTGAAAAAAACAAAAAAAACATCCAAAAAGAAAGCATCCAAGAAGGTCAGCCTAGACTTTTTTAAACTAGCTCTTTCTGATCTACCAGAGCGAACAGTTTTAGATGACTCTTATGGCAGAGGTGTTGTTAAAGGTAACACTGTGGGCCGAATGGAAGATTATTTAAACCAAGATAAAGAATAAAAAAAAATTTTTTGCAAAAAAAATGCAAAAAATCACATAGTACTATGTACTAAGATTTCCAAAAAAACGAAATTTAGTACACATAATTATAAATAATAAATTTATGAGGTTAAGTACTATGAAAACTAAAGAAAAACTATTAGCTGATATTAATAAAATCTGTCATGAGGTTGATGATTTGTATTTTAAAATGAGTTCAGAACACGAATTTGGACAAACTTTTGACACTTGTGCTTTAAAAGCTCTTTACAACTACACATCAATTAGAAATTTAAGAATATTAAAAAAGTATGCTCAACATGAGCTTAAAACTGCAAAAGGGGTCAACAATGAATAAAAATGAAAAAAATACAGATACCCTATACACCCAGAAAATTACAAAAAGAAATCCATAGTAATTTAAAAAGATTTAATGTTTTAGTCTGTCATCGAAGATT